TGTTTAGCAAACTTATCAAAATATTCTGATTCTTCAGTAAGCATTTCACATTTTGAAAATTCTACTTCATTCCTAAACCAAACTTCATCAAGTATATTTTCAATAGGTTTATTCAAGTTTTGTTTATATACTTTTTCCAAATCAATTTTTATTTTATCATAATTCATTATGCACCCCTTATTTTACTGCTTTGTTTTTATTCATAATAATGTTACTCCTTTTTTTAGTTAATGACATAAGGTAAAATCGATCCTTTTTATTTTACCTTTTCAAAATTTTTATTTCTCATCAGTGCCATTTAAACTATGTTTGTTATTTCTCATGAGTTGTAGCTGCTCTAATGTATAGCCGTATTTTTCAGTTAACAACTTTGTAACAATTGTAGGCCTTACATTAATTTTTAATAAAAGCTTTAATTCATTTTCATTCATTTTTTTAACCTACGATTAATGAATTGTCTAAAATTATCTGGGTTTATTAATACTTTTTTTAATCCTAAAAGTTTTAATTGTGATTTAGATAAATTTTTATTTTTATTTAATCTTTTAAAACTATTTGGATTTAATAATTGATTATCTTGATTTATATACATTAATTTTTTATTCATTATTTTATATACTCCACTATTTGATTTATATTATTATGTTTATAACAAACTAAACAATCTTGACATTTTCCAAAACAATTAACTTTTGTTTTGTCAAAATCTTTTGAAACATTGTTGAAGGTTTTATCAAAATATTTCGGCGGCGATTTAATTGGGTTGTTTAATTTACTATTAGAAAATATTAAAATAAGATTTTTAGGTTTAATCTTTTCTTTAAATACTTTGTTAATAATATCGGTTCGTTTTGTCCATAATGTAAAAATACAATGTTTATTTTTTAAACATATATTAATTAAATTAATTAAATGATTATTGTTGATTAATTCGCCATGCGATGAAAACCTAAAAAAGGCATTTAACACGTTAGGTAATAAATCAACGTGAATAATAGATTTACTCAATAATTCAGAATTTTGTTGAAAATTAGGAATACAATTTTTACGCATTGTATTTAACATTTTCATTGAATAGCATTTATTACAAATTGAATTTTTGTTTTTACTTTGTTTTATACAATAATTATTTGTTAAGGTGTTTGTATTTATGGAATGTATATTTTCCATCTTACCTGAACCTTTGGAAATATTAATTAAATTATAATTTTTCATTGTTAGTTACTCCTTTTTTTGTCTAAGACTACCTAAAATTAATCAGGTAGTTTCGATTATAAAAAATCTCTTCAGTTAGACTGTTTAAAAATTACTTTATATCCTTTTTTCATAACAAAATCTAAAAAGTTTATTTGCTCCCTTGATTTTGTGTAAACTCCCTGAGATAAAATAAACCCCTTTTTATTACAAACAAAATAATAACTGTGATTAATCATTTATTTCCTCCCTGATATCCCATTCATTATTATCTAATAAATCATCATCAAAAGGTTTAACGATAACATTATCATTTTTAAACCCTTCATTCTGATGGTCACAACATAAAGCGATGATATCACCATCATCTAGTTTTTTATTACTATAAACTTCAAATTCTTTCATATAAGAATAAGTATGTTCAATAATATATTTATGTTTCATAATGTTATTTCCTTATTTATCATTGCTTTTAACTCCCTTAATCTTTCGCAATTAAATCCTGAGTCGTTTTTGTCCATCTCTTTTGCGCCGAGTGTCTCTTCCCACTCTTCAATTAAATCATCAAGACAAAGAAAAAAATGTTTTTCACTATTAAATGATGAGTTTTTAGAAAGTTTTACTTTTAAATTCATTACTCTAACCCCCTAAACATATACATAGCAAAAAATCCAATTCCAGCAATTGAATATCCTAGAAAACATTCTAGCATTAAAGTAGGTGGTTCAACTAATAAAAATATTATGGCGCTTGTAAATGCCATAAAAAAACAAAATAAGGTTAAGCCGAATAATACTTTTGTATTGTTAAATATGTTATTCATTGTGAGTTACTCCTTTAAAAATTAATATAAATGTTACTAATTATAACTAATATAGATTTAAAAAAGTATTGTCAAATAAAAAATAAATAAGTAGAAAAAAATAGACCCCATAAAACACAAACAGCCGACACAAAAAACTTAACATCATGATATCATCATTATAATTATAGCAAGAAATATATAATCCGTTGCATTTATAATAAAATTGTTTGTTAGGCCATAACTAATGACATTTTAAGCGACACTATCCACCTAAAAATTTGATAATTGCAATAATGATAATGGGGAAAATTGTGGCCATACTATGCGTATATCCCCCTCATATTTTTGTACCAAAATAAAAAGGTGTTCCAGGTATTTAGAGTACACCGATAGTACTCTATTAGTTAACTACTAGTATACCTATAGTGTTACTCTTATTACTACTCCTTTAATATAATCTTATAATATAAACTAAGAGTTACACTTAGAGTTACACTAAGAGTATCTTTTCCCTATCTATAACCAGTAGCACATAGATTTTATCTATTGATCCAGTTATGGTTTTGTCTTTGTCTACCTATATTGTGTTCCATAAACCTATCTAGTTCTTCCCTTAGTAGGTTTTCTTTGTGTTCACTTACAGCATCTTCCGCATCTCTATCCATTATTTCAGTCCAGTAGTTAACAGCCATAGATAAAGCTTCTAGTCTATCATCATGGATAAGTGCACCTCTATCTCTTGTTAATCGTGTTATCTGATAGAACAACTTATACTTAAGATCTTGTGTTGACTCAAAGTCATCTTTAATAATCTTCTCGTCTACTATAAGTTTATGACTATTGAATACTGGTTCTAATGTATCTATGATTCTTTTCTCTTTTTGTGTACTATGTCTAACTTCTTCTATTGTACAAGGATAGATACTAGCTAGAACTGGTTTTAAGAGCTGTGAGAACATACCATCACCAAAGTTGGATTCAACTATTATCTGGTTGACATTTTGCTCTCTAGCAACCTCTGAGAGCTTTTTTAAACTTTCAGTAGAATAACCATTAAGTAGTCCACCAGATGCTGTTAGGTATAGGTTACCATGCAGCATTTTTATTACAGCATAACCAGTTTCATCTTTACCTCTACCAGCAGGATCGATGGCCATTACTGATCCCTCCCACTCGGCATAGTCATCTGCTATATGCATAGGAGCTACCCAGTAGTCACCTTTTAGTCCTAAGTTAGGCAGCATTTTACAGGCATCTAATTGGTCTACACCTGATGCCCACTTTAGGCTGACTGGTGCTTCTTCCCAGGTGTGTACTCCTGAAAGAACCATAAGGTCATTAATCTTGAGAGGATACTTATTAGCATCTGATAAAGATACATCAAGCATAAACTGTAAAGCAAACCCTGACTTACCATAAGATAACTCACGTTCTAACAGATCATCTTTATCGAATCGTTTAGGATCAGTAGGACTACCTGCTTCTCCATCAGACTCATGAATGATAGGCGCTAGTTTATGTCCATAAGCTACTTTTTGTTTATCATCAGGATAACGAGCACACCAAATACGAGTCTTGTAACCCCTCTCGTCTAACTGATTGTACACTGACATTTCAGTTTGAGGTGTACCGAGAAATAATATACGACCACCTGGTTTAACAATAGATTCAAACTCTTTGACTGTCTCTGAGAGTTTGTCTCGCATGAGTTGTGTTTGGGAATTGTTGGCAGACTCGATATCGTCTGCAATAATGATATCAGCTCTTGATCCAGTTAGCTGGCCAGTGATACCCATAGATTTAACTGAAGGCGCATGACTTGCTTGTGCTGTACCAACATCAAAGCTGATCTTAGACATTCTTTGTCCATCTTTAGGTTTAAGATGAGCTAGTATAGGAATCTCATGAATTAATCTTAAAGTAAACGTAGAGAAGTCATCAGCTCTTGTCTTAGATGCTGATACAACTAATATGTTTTTCTGAGGGTCAAGTAGGAGTTGATGGCATACAAATGCCGATGTTATCCAAGATTTACCAGCTCCTCTAAAAGCTTGAACTACAAGTCTGCGAAGTGTTGCATCTTGTATGTAATTAGCCATATCATATTGGACTGGTGTTGGGTGTGGTAAATTAAGATGTTTCCAACAAACGTACAAAAAGTTTTTAAAGTCTTTTAGCTTGCCTAACACTTCCATCGTCTTAATGCTGCTCGTGCTCTAGGTGCATTTTTAGATCTTTTAACTACACCCCTCATACGAGCACAAAAACTTTTCTTTCTGGCTTTGTCTTTTTTAGTTTTAGGATTAGGAGCAGGAGGTTTTAATTTACTGCCAGTTGCTCGGTTATATTTAGCTCTACCTTTAGCTGTTAACCCTGCACCTTTTTTTGTAGAGAGTTTTTCACCTCTACCAACAGATAAATTAACTGATTTTTTACGTTTAGACATTAAATGCTCCTATATAGCAATATAAGGCTCGTAGAAAGCCATTAAATAAAATAATGATTGGTTGTACCAGAAAGCATGTAAAACTTAATTCTAGGCTACTCTATGCCTTTCTTTTTTTCATTTTTGCTTTTTTTATTTTAGCTTGCAGATGTTTTGGTAAAGTTTTTTGTTTTGCTGTAAGTTTTGCCATTAAGTGCTCCTAGTTTTCTTTTTTCTTTTCTTAGCTGTCTTTGCAGCTTGTCTAAAATTAGCGGCAGTAGGTGCACCTTTTTGTCCAGGCTTTCTCATTTTCTCTTTACTACCAGCTTTTATTCTTTTTCTCTTTGCATGTATGTTGGCATACAATCCTGGTCTAGCCATATTAACTCCTTAAAAAATAATATAAATTACTAAATTAATAAGTATATAAGTAATCATTAACACATACCATTTTTCTTTTTCTTTTTCTTTTTAGGTCTTCCTGGTTTTTTATATGTTCCTTTACCCATTGGCATATTATTTCTCCTTGGTTAATTGTTTATATCGATAGATGTTTCTTATATGTGTGAAAGTCATAAATGCATTTAATAACATAATGAATTTCATGTCAAAGTAAATAGCAAATGTCCACCAAAAGCATTGACTAATAAGTCCAATATAAGGTGCATGTTTTGAGTGATTGCCATAACTCCACACAGATATTACAGCAGCAATAGAAGCAGTTGCTTCAATTAATGTACCTAACATTAATGAAGAGCATCTCCATCCTCATCAAAAGGTAACTCTTCTACTAACTGTTTAATAGCAGAGTCATCTGTTGGTATTGCTGTAATATCGTTATCTTTAAGAAACTGTCGAGCTACATTAAGTTCACTCGCTTTAGCTTCACCAGATTTAATTCTGTTAAGAAGATCTTTTGTCAGCGCTAAGTGCATTTCACTTAGGATTTCTTGATCCTTTTTAGCCATTCTTTTCTCCTTTTAATTTCTAATAAATCTTTTTGTTTATGCCATCCAAGCATAGATAATTGTGTTCCTATATGACACAGATAGCCGTACCACCAATACTTAATGTTAAAAAACATTGTTCTACTTCTTAAGAAACTTAGAAGCTCCTCTAAAGCCAAAGCTGGCAGCTACAATTACACCTAACAAATATTGGTAAAAAGGGGGCGCAGTCTCTAAAGCTTGAAAGAAAGCATGTACTCTTTCTTCTTGCCCTAGCAAAAGCATTATAAGGGGGATTGTAAAAATAATTGTGAGCCATTCGTCTTTCCATGAGGTGTCTGATGCTTTAGCCATTTCCATATCCCAATCAATTTCACCAGTGACTTTCTTCTCCATAATTTTTGTTTCTGCTTGCACCTGTAATAACTTTTGTTTGGCCTTTTGTTTTTTAGTCTCAAAATATCCTTTGACTACATCACCAAGTAAACCAGCTACTGCTCCAAAAATCATATAGTTCTCCTATTTTGATGTTAACATTTTATAATTAAAAATAAACACAACGATAGCAACCATAACTAAAATTCCAACACCGATATAAGATGCTATTTTAATTAACTCTGCCCGTTCTTTTGCTTTTCTTTCTTTTTCTTTTTGTTTCTTTTTTCTTATGTCCGACCTTATGGCAATAAATTCATTCCAGGCATTGGGTGCTCCATAAAGTAAAAACATTTCTCTAAGTTGATTTTCCATATCGTGAACTTGTTTTAACTTAAAATAAGTGTCTAAAGCTTCTTCATTAGAAGACGTAAACCAACTACTTTTTTTCTTTTTATGCTCTTCCTCCACCCTTGTCATTTGACTAACAAATCTTATAATGTGGTGGCTAACATCTGTTAATTGTTTTCCGACTTCTATCCCTGACTTGATTGCAGCGAAAGCACTCGTTGCAATAGATATGGGATCAACCATTTCATAAACCTTTTGATAATAATAAGAATACTGAGCCTATAATTGACAAAGTTGATGCCATGATCATTAATTCTACTCTTTTAATACGACTTTCTAAATTATCTAAACTTCTTTGTGTGGTCTCTCTGTATACCTGGCATTCTCTTTCATGAGCTTCCATCTCTGCGGCTACGTCTTGAATATTTTTATTTGACATTTTTATAACCCCATCTATTTTCTGATAAATCATTAATCCTTTTTGTTTCAGCAGGAATTCTTATCATAAAATATTTAGATAAAATAATAAGATCTTTTGTTAACTGCATTATTCAGGTTTCTCTGGCATAGTTACAGCTTTGGCTTTGTCAACTGTATCAACACCTTTTGTAATATCTCTTAATTTCTGTCTATAAGTTTTCCATTCTGTAGACATAGTTACATCTGAATTACCCATCCAATCACATTTATCTAAAAGAATAGTTCTTTCTCTACGAATACTAGCCATAAGTCTGTCATACTCACCATCAGCCCATTCTTTATCTCTAGCTTCTAGTTCCTTGATTTCGTCAGCAGTTAATTCTACTTCCTTACCATTAACCATTTTAGTTTTATAAATAGACATATTT